TATAAGTGGTGCACAACCATAACGCTCTACAGTAGAACAGTTGACACATACTTTGTAACCAAGGCGCACGCGGCCAGGGTGTATTGTGTTATTGCATTTTGGACATTTCATATATATATTATCGACAGCGATTCGTATTTAGTTTGTATTTTAATTTGTATGCCATGGTCTTACTAGGTCACCTGTTATCTCTTGAATATATTCGACCACTTCATCTGCTCGATCAAAGTCATATGTGTGACCAGTCATCTCATCAGTGATTGCGTAAGTGTTAAAATACTCATTGTCTGGGTCCCAGTAATCACAGTTAGGTATGTAGATTTGAAACTCAAACTCTTGAACCTCTTCTCCAACTAATCTTGCGCAAGTCACTGATATAGATGCAGTTGCATCGTTATCCCAACTTGTATTCTGATATGAGTAACCTGCTTCGGTTAGCTTCATTGCGAGCGCGTCATACGCTCTTTGTTCGTAACTTGTCATTATTGTAAAGATTCTAGTATATTATTTTGCTCTGATTGAGTACAACTGTTGAAGCCAAACTCACCGTATTGCCACTTCGCGCAGAAGTCTAACCATTCCATGTCAATAGTTCTATTGTATTTTGGTTTAGGACCGAAGAAATTACGCACTATGTAGTTGAATAAGTACTCTAGTCGATCGCCATTACCTGGTATTAACACGCGTTCGCTTGAGCGTGCTTTAAAGTAATAGCCTTTATGTGTGCCGCTTTTTACTTGAATCATACGTGATTCTTTACTAACCTTGTTGATTTGATAGCAAGGACAGTAACCGAGCTTCACTAATCTACGTACATAACCTGACTTGTATGTAGCAAAGTCTATGTCGTGACCCCAAGCGTCTTTGAATGGTAGACGAAATACTCGTGTTCCGTTCTTGATTTGACGTGGTGTTGATACGTGCTTGCAGCCGATCAAGTCGAGTGCTTCGTAGAATTTTCTGTATTTATTTGCTTGATTCATATTTGTGGAAATTATTATATACTATTTGACACATTTTGTCTTCAAAATCTTCGTAACCATCCAGCTCATCTATTAAATAACCGTCAGTTAGTGCGAGTAAATCTAGCTGTATTTGCTCACATAGTTCTTGCTTGTTCATGCGTACTCTTGATTATGTAATTCAACAAGTTCAGGTAAATCTTCGTGAGTTTGCCAGTCGATATCGTCTACGTTGAAGCCAAGTGTGACTGAGATGTACTCTTCCATAGATTCTACTTGGAAACCCCTTGTGTATTCAGGTAACTCGAAAGTTATTACTTTATTACCTGAGATTGTGCCGTAGTTTAGAATAGTTAGATACATGATTATTCTGGTATGTAGCAAAAGCCTTTGAATGCAAACCATTCACTGATGCCGTATTTAACAATGTCGCCGTCTGCATCACGCTCGTGAGCAATGCAACCGAATGATGGTGGTAAATCACCGATACAATATGGCTTGTAAGTTGCGCCATTGAGTTGTATTCTTTTGTCTTTTAGGAATTGTATTGTTTTCATATTATTATTATCCATAGCGATTCGTATTTAGTTTGTAATTTCACAAAGCTTATTATCTAAATCTTCGATTATAGCGCGGAGTAACTCGTGAGAGTACTCACACACGTGCCTTTCATTGTTGATATCTTCTAGTTGCCAAGTGTAAATATCACACAAGTCGTTACGTAGTATTGTTAAGTCTATTCTTTGATAAGATATAGTATCTCGATCGTGTGAGCGAGGTCCATCTACTTGAGCAAATGCCGTCGCCGTGTATAGCATAATTGCTACAGTTGTAAATAATACTCTCATTACTCACAGATTTCTACGTCAACACAAGCATAAGCTGCGCATGCACCATATCCGCTTCCACTTGCGCATGAAGTTAAACAAGTTAGAACAGTTAGCCAGAAGCCAAGTACTATGATTGCATAGTGGGTTTTGAAAAGATTTTTCATGGTATATTATTTTATTAGTTTCATAAGTTTGTTTACTACATCATTAGCGTTAGCTGTGTAGTCAAGATTTAAGTCTTGCGAGTAGTAGTAGTTATCATTGCACTCGTCTTGAGTTTCAACAAACTGCCAGTCGCCATACATACTACATTCGAGCGACGTACTACGAACTGAGTATTTACTGCATGACCAAGTGAGTTGTATTTCACTGTCACCGATTAGTGTTAGTTCGCACTTTGGTAAGTGGTGCTTGAGTAATTGATGTATTGCATCACGCTGTATTTTCACTTCAGCTCGTAGTTTGTTATCGAATATCATATTATTATTATCTCTTAGTGTTCGTATTTAGTTTGTAACCAGCGTAACGCTTGCTATCATTCACATTATACTTAGCAATGTATTGCTTAGCTTCTTCTATTGTTGTACAACTCGGCACTCTATCATAAGTGTCATCAGTGTACCACAACTTGTTTAATTCTGGAGCGTACTTGTGTCGCTCTAATCCGTATATATTTTTCATGTAGTAGCTTGCGAATCGAACGCAACTCTGCACCATGACTACTATGTATGTATGTTCATATTTGATTTACCAGTAAACATACAACTAACTGGACTTTATGTTGAAGAGTAGTTACGCTACTACTGCTTCAGTCTCACGCAACACTTTTGGTATATTGTTGCTTGCAGTGTAAGACTTGTACTTTGCCCAACATGGCATTGCTTCTAAAGCTGACTGCATTATAGTGAATGCTTTGTCATGTGAGTAAGTTACTGATTTGCCATTTTTGAAGTTGACAGTGATGATTGCATTTTTGCCAATTAATGATTGACGAAGTACGAATCTTTTTGAAGTTAGAGTGTTATTAGACTTTGACATGATAAAAGTATTTTAGAGTTTAAATTAGTTACGTATTTATTATCGAATTGAGTTCGTATTTAGTTTGTAAAAGTATATAGTTTGTTTACTGTATAAATTTACTTGAGTAGTATTCTGCCACTTCTCTGAGTGTACAGTGTTTTAGTATACACAACAACATAAGAGTATGAGTGTAATTATTGCTATTGATTCGAGTATTTGTTTCATTACTTTATAAATCTATCATTGAAGTGTTGAGGTTCAAGAGTGAGTGAATCAATTAATGTTTTGAATAGTTTAATGTAGTTATATTCATACATGTAATTAATATGTTGAATTTTTAAGTTGCGAGCTATTGCTACTTTTTTTCTATATTGTTTAGCAATTTGAGTTATTATTAAATGTTTCATATTAGTAGTTATTAATTACATTTATATTATCAATGTGCATTCGTATTTACTTTATAATATTGCTATTGTAGTGATTGTTACAATGAATGCGGCGAATGATAGTAGAAATAAGTTTGTAAGTTTATCTTGTGTAGACATGTTATGTTGTTTAAAAGTTACATAAGTATTATCAAATGGTTGTCGTATTTACATTATAAAAACGCAAAAAGTTCGACGAAAATTGTAAAACTGAGGGGCCCGTGGCGTAAAATAAAATCGTTTTGTGTAAGCTGCTGGTAACCAGGGGAGTAGGGGGAACGCTATACCCCTATATTTATAACACGTAAAAATGTGACAATAGGTAGTTAATAGTATCCTAGTAGTAGGCTTGTGTCACACTTTTTAAATTACTACTCTACTATGTGATTATACCAAGTATGGCAAGAACACGTAGATACATGCATGGACAGAGAAGAAGATGCGCAAGTCCCTTTAAGCACGGGGATCAGCCTCATCCTAAGGGTTCAACTAGTGAAGAAATAGATTCTCACATGCAAGAGCACTATAATAGAAGTCATGACGAGTCAGATCACAATCGTTGGAACAAGCCAGACACGCCTCCCGTAGATGAAGAGCCTACAAGAAAAGAATCTAGACAACTACGCAGACAAGCAAGGAAGGCTGTGCGAAGAAGACATAAGGATGCATTACAAGAGTGGAGACAAGGTGGCAGAGAAGGCGATAGACCAGAAAAGTGGTGATGGGTAAGCAAAAACTAACACCTACAGCTAGACGTCAAAAAGCACTGCGTGATAAGAAGGCGGCAATGACTCCTGAAAGGCGTAGAAAGAAGGCAGAAAACCAGCGTAAGCGTAGAGCAGCCAAGAAAGCGGGTAAGAATATTAAAGGAAAAGACTACGATCACAAGGACCGTAAGTTTAAGTCCATAAAAGCCAACCGCGGTAACGACGGTAAGGGCACTAAAAAAGAGAAAAAGTAGGGAAAATCCCTATACCAAACAAATAAACCATAAATAATGACCTATTTATACTACAAGACGTCAAGTACGTCGCACACAATGAAACCGAGTAAACAAGAAATTGCACAGTGGACGCATATGTCTGACAAGAGCAAGTGGAGAATTACTCAATTACCGAACGGATACTACCAAACGGAGGTATCTAACCCTCAAGACGAAGAAAGTTGGCACTCTGTAACTCGTAGAGAGACCATGGAAGGTGCAGAATCTGCAATTGATGGCAGCATCGACTACTTTTCAAAGAAATTAGAGGCTACAAAAGGCCCAAAAGTCGTAAAGACGTTCTAAAAACCGCAAATTTAATTTAATTTACTATAATTCATGGAATACAACTTACCTAGTGAGTTGATCAAACAGTTAGATTTTGGTCAAAACGCTAAAAATAAAGTAATAGCTGGCGTAACTAAGCTAGCACAAGCCGTAAAGAGCACATTAGGCGCATCGGGTAAATGCGTAATATATGAAGATGCTCGCGGCATGCCGGTCATAACAAAAGACGGAGTAACCGTTGCCCAAAGCGTAGTCTTATATGATCCGGTTGAAAATATAGGTGCTACCCTTATTAAAGAAGCAGCTAACAATACAGTGAAAGAAGCAGGTGACGGTACTACTACAGCTACCGTTCTTGCCGAAGCGCTACTTAAAGAAGTAAACAAAGAAAAATATGCTGATGAATCTATTAGAGAAATCAAAGCAGGTATTAGTTCAGGCTTGGAGAAAGTTGTACAACATCTTGAAGACAGGGCTATTGAAGTTGAAGGGAGCATGCTTAGCGCTGTTAGCGCGATTAGTTGCAATAATGATAAAGCCCTTGGAAGCATTATTGCAGAAGCTTACGAAAAAGTAGGTAAGAACGGTGTCGTACTCATGGAGGGAGGTGACACTGATGAAACGCATGTCGAGTTAGTTGACGGGGTGCAGTTCGACTGCGGGCTTACGTCGCCGCACTTCGTCACTAACACTGATAAACATCTAGCAGAGTTAGATAACCCATATGTGCTTATAGTATCAAGTGAGATACCTAACGTACGCAAAATACAGAATGTACTAGAGCATGTTATAAAGAATGGCCGCGCCTTACTTATTATAGCCCCAGTAGCGCAAGGTGTTAAGTCCGCTCTTATGATGAATAAGGTAAAAGGTAACATTAAGGTTAATATTATAGATTTACCAGGCTTTGGTCCTACTAAGCAAGATGCTACTGAAGATTTAGCTATTATGACCGGGGCTACTGTTATTAACGAAGAGCTAGGTGATGATCTAGACCTTATTACGCCAGAACATTTAGGCGAAGTCGAATACTCAGTGACTAGTGATAGCAACACTGTTATTACTCTTGAAGAGATGACTGAGGAGATTGACGAGCGAGTGGAACACGTAACTAAGAGGATAGCAGAAGAAAAGAACGGGTTTATTAAGAAAAAGCTTGAAGAGCGCTTAGCTATGCTATCTGGATCAGTGGCTATTGTAAAGGTAGGCGCTGGATCAAAAGTAGAGCTCAAAGAGAAGAAAGATAGAGTCGAAGATGCTATCTATGCTACTAAAGCGGCTTTACGCGAAGGTATTGTCCCAGGTGGCGGTTCTGCGTTATATTGGGCATCCCAAAAAATTTCTCCCGCTAACGCGGGTGAGGAGATTCTCCTAGAGGCTATTAAAGCTCCAATGGCCACCATCTTAGATAATGCCGGCCTTACTGGCGCTAAGTGCGACAAAAAGGACTACTGCGGTATAAACGTGATATCAGGGCAATGCGTTGATATGATCGAGGCAGGAGTGGTAGATCCGGTGCTTGTGACTAAGTCCGCACTAAAGAATGCTGTATCAGTAGTATCGACCATTATATCAGCTGATTGTGTAATTTCAAACGCTAGAGCAGATGAGAGCAATCAATGATTATATAGTAGTGGACGTAGAGAAAGTAGGTCCTAAGAAAGTTGGTGGCCTACTACTTACTGAAGAGCTAGACGAGAATAACAGGTATATCAAAGCTACGATTATCTCTACAGGTAATTTAGTCGAAGGCCTAAACGATAAAGATATTATATACTATGACAAACACGCCGGACATGGTATAACATGGGAAAACACAATGTACTATGTAATCCGGGCGCGAGATGTAGTGTTGGTTGAGTAACTACTTCACTAAACATGTGATATATATACTAGACAACGTTCGTTACAACCCGACAGCGTTGCATTAAATAATTTATAAACAAACAAAAACTTTAAAAAATGGGAAGAGTATTTTTTAACACAAGAGAAAGATGCCAGAGTCTAACGGCTGATTACACAGCTACAGGCGAAGATTCAGGTAAGGTATTTTTTATTAATGTTGCAACTGGTATGACATTAACACTACCGTCAATTGCAAATGGTGTAGCACTAGACGGTTGGAACTGTAAGGTTATTATCGAAACAAACGTTTCTTCTAACACTTTTACTATTACAGAAGGTGCTGGTGACACAGACGTTATAGTTGCACATACGACAGAAAACCAAAGTACAGCATCTGGCGGTTCTCCTGCTGGTACAAGTACTGGTTGTACAAATGTAATTTTAGCTAACGCCGCTGACGTAGTTGGTGATAGATTTGAAATACTATGCAGTGGTACTAAGATGTACGTTAACGCAATAGTTGACGACGACGGCGCTGTTACTGTATCGTAATGACTTAACAACAATATTAATATCACGCTATCAATACGGGTAGCGTGGTATTAACTAACCTAAACCTTAATCCCTAAACCTTAAACGGTAAACATTTAAACAAACAATTAAAAAAAAGAAAACATGACTGATAGAGATTTAATGTTGATTTTTAAAAATGCTGATGATGACACAGCTATGCTACCTTTATCTACTTTACAACAAATAGATGGTGGTAGTGGTTCAGTTGTATTAACTTTTGGTGGAACTTCTGCACCATCAGAAGCTTTAGTTAATACTGACGTTGACGTTATCACTTTAACGACTGGTGATGATGAGTTTGAGGCTTGTAAAGAACTAGTTAGAAAGTTTAACGAAGGACCTCACTCTGACGGCGCTCTTGTAGTTGCTGATGATGTAGCCGGAACTTACTGTAGCTCTACGATTACAGCTGTAGCGATAGCGTAATTATTAACTATTTAAAAATTTAACAAGATGAACAAGTTTATATTTTTTCAAAACGCAGCTAACGACTGCATGGTATATCCTTTACACAGGCTAAGATCTGTAGAAGGCGAAGATGATGCTTTAAAATTCCATTTTGCTTCTTCTGCGTCAGGTAATGATCAAGTTGTTGTTACACTAGCTGACGATTCTGATGAGCTATTAGCAATGCAAGCTACAGCTCAACTAATTAATAAGCATCCGCATAGCGATGGAATTATCGTTGTAGCTGATGATGTAAACTCAGTTTACGCACATAGTGCGATGACTGCTGTAGGTGCTGCTGGATAATCTTAATATATGAGATTAACAGCGCAAGACCTGCGTGATATGAATATCCTTAAGTACTACAGGCTCACGCGTAAGTGGGCCTGTAAGACTTATGGATTAACTGATGCTGATCTAGAACTACTTATATATTTAGATCATAAGGGTAGATTTACCCGCAACGAATTT